CTGCCATATTACTTCTCCTTTGTACGGTTACCCGTTTTTACCCGCGAGAAATCCCGCGAGGGTCTTCCACGACGCCTTCAACCGCATCATCATTGATAATACGGAATTGACGGCCATGAATTACGATACGCGTGCCCGCATGCGGACGCACGAGAATGAAGTCACCTTCCTTGCACCAAGGGCCGCTTGGGAAGCGTTTCTCGTCAGCATAGCAGTCTGGGCCGAGCTTTGCGGCATAGAGCACTGTGGCGAGCAGTTCTTCGTGGTGGATGGTGATTTCGGCTTTGATGATGCCGCCCTCGGTGGTCTTCTCGATCTCAGGGATAGCGCACAGGATGCGATACCCAGAAGGCTCAGGAAGCTGCTTAGCGCGGTCTTCAAAGGCAAGCTCAGGGGCTGCACCCACCTTAGGGATGGGACGGCCAGTCAGGTCAACGAGATCAGTCATCGTCGTCCTCCAGTCGTTGTGCCGTATCCGCAAGGACGCTGGTTGCCATCATCAGCCCACGGATGATCCCGCAGGCATATTTGTAATCGCCATGATCCTTGGCACCGCCACGAGCGAGGTCGTCGCTCATGACCGTGATCTCTTCTTGGATTTTATCAGCGATGTGTTTTAGGACATCATTCCTCATTCAATTTCCTCTGGTTGCTGAGTTGGAGAAACAGGGGTTCTTGCAGCTTGGAACTGTTCGCGAGCGACTTCTACGCCCATACGAAGTCCTTCCATCTGCTCCTTGGCGGACAAGTTGGCCTCGTCCGTTGCAATCTTGGCCCCAACTTGGAGGCCAGCGATTTCTTCTTGCGACTCGATACGCATCTGCTCAAGTTCGAGCCGGTCGTTCTTCTCAGCAGCGTCAATTTGTAGCTTCTGCTTCTTGAGTTCGAGTTCGCCCTTCTTAATCTCAAGCTCAGCCATCTGCATCTGGACGATTGGGTCCTGAGCCATCTGCTGGTTCTGCTGCTGTTGAGCTTCCGCTTGGTTCTTCTGGAGCAACTGCGACGAGGCAGCGGCAGCAAGCCGTGAAATGGCAAGCTCAGTGTTCTCATCCATCTCAGCGTTGGGTGGAGGCATCGGCACACCGGCCTGTTCTTCGACCTGACGACGATACTCAAAGGCCAAGTGTTCAGCGATATGCGCCTGCATAGCAGCTTGCATAGCCTGCGCGTTGGGGTTCTGACCCATAAGCTGTGCGACCTTGGGGTCTTGCATCGCGTTCATGTGCACCATTATGTGGGCTTCGTGGTCTTGGTAGATAAACGCCTTAACCGGCTTGCCATTGATGACGTCCATGTTCTCAGACACAGGGTCACGCGGCTTCATGTCGTCACCGTCCTTGAGCGGGACAAGCTTCTCGGCATTCTGAATGCCAAGCACTTCAAGCATCTGACGGTGTAGATACGGCATATCGTAAAGCTGTGGTGCACCCTGCGCGAGTTGCAGAACTGCTTGATATTGCACGATCTTCTGCGCCATGGTGGCAGCATTAGGGTCACTGACAGGGATGACCGTGACCATGTCATAGTCAGATTTCTTAGCCTTGCGGCTGCCTTCTTCTGGCTCGTAGCTATACGCTTCTGGCGTATAATCCGCGATGATAACCTTGAGGAGCTTGAACTCCTGCTTCATCGAATAGTGGATGCGTGCCTGAATAGCCGACATAGTCTTAAGCGTGCGCTCAAGAATCGCCAGCGTGGTGCCAACAGGGGCTTGCCCCGACATGTCAGAGACCTGCAAATCAGCCGCAGAGGCGAACCGACGGCCTTCCTCTACGATGGTACCTAGAAGCGAATATAGGACCTGTGACGGCTCCTTATAGGGCAACGGCATGATGTTATCACGCATCGTACCACTGGCGACGTCCACATCGCGCCATTCAGCAGGCGCAATCGGCGTATCGTCACCCTTGACCCTCAGACCCTTAGTTTTAAACCCACCCGGTAGGTTAGATAGAGTACCAGCATCAACAAGCTGCCGAATAAGGCTGGTACCAGACTTAGCAAAAGCACCAACAAGGTGAATAAGGCCAAAAGCGTAGAAGCCAAAGCCCGGAACGTACGCGTAATGTACGAAATGGTTGCGTTTCTTTTTAAGGTCATCCTCGGGGTCCCAGTTACGACGGATGGAGAGGATCGTCTCGGTCGCCTTGTCCATGGTCACGACATAAGGGACAGCAATCTCGGCTTCAGCCTCATCTTCAGCAAATTTGTCGTCAGGTAGGACCAAATCGACGTGCATTTCGAGCAGTTTGTACCGGTCGTCAGACGAAGCTCGGAAGCCCATCTTCTCAGCGATAGCCTTCTCAATGTCGTCGAGCGTATCGACAGGCTCAGGCAGGTCTACATCACGGTAAAAGCCCGACGCTTGGAGCTTTTTAAGCTCGTTCGGGGTCTTCCGCATCACATGGGTGACACGTCCAGCGACTTCCAAACTGGACGCGCCATAAGGTACCACGACATCTTCTGCCGGGAGGTACATTGACGCCTGACGACCGAGTGATGGGTCGAAATACACCTTCTTGAACGCGTTTCCTGCAAGGCCCAACCCCCACAGCATGCGCTCATGTTCAGGGCGATACTCGACCATCACATCGGTCAACTGGTAATTCATATCGGCTTGAACACGCGCAGCGGCATCGCGCTTCTCGTTAGTCTCTTTACCGATAATCTCCGTACGCACTGGTCCAGCGGCAGGGAATGTCTCCATCATGGTCTCAGCTTGGAACTTAACCAAAGCTTCGGAGAGGAGCGGGTGGTAGACGCCGCAGGCACCCGGCCAAGGCTCGGTCCGGTCTTCGACCTTCATACCAAGCAGTTCGAGACCATCGACGTAGGTCTGTATCCAGTCCTTGCGGCTCGACAGGTCTTCCTCAAACTCACCCAACAGGTCGCCCGCAAGCTGCGTAAGCTGACCTTCATCGAGGGTTTCGGCCAAGTTCTCGTTGAACTCGTCGTTTTCTTCCTCATCAGGGTCGATTTCAATCTCCATATCGCCCGAACGGATGGTTACTTCCTCCGGGTCTTCAATCTCAATCTCGATATCAGGCTCTTGGCCCATCATATCTTCTGCGGAGAGACCAAGCGGCGCTTGATTAAGAGCTTTGTCGATGTCCATTTACTTGCCCTTCTTCTTTGTCGCCTTGACGACCGTTCTAGCAACGGCGACGACAGGGGCAACGCTGGTTGCGATACTGGCTACATCAGCGGCAGCCTCGGCTACGTCTTCGATAATGTCGAATACGTTCTTTTTCTTAGGCTTAGGGGCGATGTTGATCTCCACAAGCTCAAGCTCATTGACGTACTTCACTGCGTCAGCAAACGGAACGCCCGCAGCGCGGGTCTCATTAAAGGCAATCTGCTGCTCTGGACGCCATTTAGCCCATTGAGTTTTGCCGATAGGAAAAAGTGCCTTGACCATTAGTAATACCCCTGATTGCGATTTGACCTGAAATACTGGATTTCGTCCGGTTCGTCTAGCATAGTAGTCACATAACCTCCACGACGGAAGCGGTGCATCGCCATAGACACCGTATCGACGTAGTCATCGTGGCTGCCTGCTGGAAATTCTGCAACTTCATCAATCACTTCTTCGGCCCACCGAGTTGCAGGTGCCCACACCCGTCCAGAGGCAAACAGATCGCTCACAGCGTTCAAGCGGGAGATTTTGTCGTTCCCCCGTGTAGGTGTAAACTCTTGTACCGGTATCCCCATCGCCCGCATCTCGTAGATCAAAGGTGCACCGGAAGCCTTTTTCTCGATTATCACACTGTCCGGGTCCCACTCTTTATACTCCTCGATTGCCACTTGCTTAAGCTCAGGGAACTCCATGCGGTCTCGGAAGGCATTCAGGAGGATAATGTTAGCTTGTTCGATGCCTGTGTCGTCAGGATGATAAAAAACGCCCCATGTGGTACATGCCGAATAGTCGGCACGTTGTGTTTTCTCGAAGGCCGTATCCCATGCCATGAGGATAAAGTCACATTGTGGCGGGTTGTCGCTCGGCCACTCCTGCCACCACTCACGCTTGACGATAGCCGCGCTTTCTGAGACCGGATTCTGCTGGTACTGCGCCATCCACTTACTGTTCGGAACGTCGCGCTTAACCTTCTCAAGCTCACTTAGCTCCCAAAACTCAGGCCACAACGGCTTCTCTGAAGGGAGAATTGCTGGAAATTCAATGACTTCCCACTCATCAAGGCTGTCGTTGGCCGCTGCATCCTTGAGTATCTGCCCGGTCAGGTCACGCTTCGACCACCGCGTCATAACAACGACGATGGACCCACCCGGCTGGAGACGCTGACGTGGCCCTGAGGTGTACCACTCGTAGGTCTTGTCGTAGATATCTGGGTTAACTTCGGCGATAGCCGCTTCCTGCTCCGAGTGCGGGTCATCAATGATGAGTACGTCGGCACCCTTACCGGTCACAGCACCCCCGATACCGATAGCGAAGTAATCCCCGCCTTTGCTTGTATTCCATCGGCCAGCCGCCTTGGAGTCCGAGGCCAGCGAAAGGTCGGGGAAAATGCGGTGGTAAACTTCCGTATCCACCAAGTTACGCACCTTACGGCCAAAGCCTACAGCGAGTTCTGCCGTGTGCGAGCATTGGATAATCTTCTTATGGGGGTACTTTCCGAGGAACCATGCAGGGAGCAGGTAAGAGGCGAACTCCGACTTCGTGTGTCGCGGTGGCATATTAATAATGAGGCGTTTGCACTCACCACGAGCAACGCGTTCGAAGGCGTCTGCCATTTTTGCATGATGTCTACCCCCTATGAATGTCGGCCAGACCTCTCTGACGAACCCGAGGAACTTATCTTGGGCGGTCTTGGTCGTTTTAAGCTCGTCGAGCTTCTCCAACTCGGCCAGCAACTTTTCCTGTTCGTGTACAGGCAGCAAATGTAAGATTTTTGGGATATCATCGAGCGATATCTCCTCCATTACCTTCCTGTTAGGGGCACCACGCCTTGCCATTAGGCTTCGCTGTCCTCTTCCTGTACATATTCCTGTACATCTTCGTCTTCGTCGTCGATAGGGGGGATGTAGCGACCCAGTTCTTCATCCAAGTCTTCGCTCGCCGTGGGCATGTCGATGATCTTAGCGTTCAGCAGGCGCTTGACCCGCTCCTTGATGGCCGATTCGAGCGCGTCGGGTGAGTTATAATTGATGGTGATTTCGCTGCGCTCGGTGAAGAGCGAGATGTCCGAGTGCTTACCTAGTAGCTCTAAGGCTCTCAGTTCGAACTTCGTATCGCCACAGTTGGCAATCTCCAGCAGCTTATTGGTCAGCGCTGCGCGCACCTCGGTGATATCATGTGCTAGGTTGTGCCCATACTCACGGACGAACGACGATGCTGCCAATGCCACAGGTAAACTCTTCAATGCTTCGCGGTTTTTGCCCTTGAGCGCCGACTTAATCAGCGCTTTTTCCTTCTCGATGGTCTTTTCGTCCACCTCTAGGGGTGCGCCAAGGCTCTCAATAAGCTCTGCGGTGTTTGCAGCGACCCTCACCTCATCCATATAGGTGGGTAATTCTTCAACATCGAGGCTGAATGGGGGCGGATGTTTATCCGTAGGTTCTATTTTAACAACAGGCATGTGGCGCAGCGTCCGGTTTGAGGGAGCAGACGCGCCTTATACGTATAGCCATGGGGGGATGTAAAGGGATTAAAATATATACCCCGGGGGTATGGGACCCAAATAAACGATGACGGGGGGTGTTTCCTGAGCGCCGGGTGGACGGTGTCTGGCTAGAAAAATGAGGGGGGCGGGGGGTCAAATTTTGGTAATGTTGTGGGGTTTTGAGCATATTACTATGTATATACGCGAGCGGGACTCCGATGCTGTGCGCGGGGGGTTGGGGGGCGGTAGGGTGAACAAAAGGCGAACGAATCACCCCTGCCACCCCTAGTTTGATTTGCTATATAGGGATTGATTTGCACCTTGCCTAAGCGATGCAAACCCTCGCAAACCCGCAGAAATGCTAGGGGTTGACAATGTCTAATTGATTCGTCTATAACTGATTGGGCAAGGCGGGTTGCCTTGTTCCACAATTCAAACCGGAGGGTTTTATTTATGACTAGCACAAACGATATCTATCAAGAAGTTACAGACAAGATTGTCACCGCATTAGAGAATGGCACGGCTCCATGGTTGCGCCCTTGGAAATCTGGCATCGGCACGGCGCTAGTGCCGCACAATGCGGTAACGGGTCGCGCCTATAACGGGATTAACTGGCTGGTGCTATCTTGCGCCTCTTACACTAGCACGGGCTGGCTAACCTATAAACAAGCCCAAGAATTAGGCGGCAATGTCCGCAAGGGTGAGAAAGGAACCCGCATTGTGTTTTGGTCATTCCCTAAAATGGAAGATAAAGAGACGGGCAAAGAGAAGGTTGTTCCTTTCGCCAAGCCCTACACTGTCTTTAATCTTGACCAATGCGAGGGCTTGGACATTGCCAAGCTTAAGACGTTCACCCCTGCCATTGCTGGAGAAAGCCCTATCAATGACATTGCAGCGCGACACAATGTCCGCCTTAATCATGGCGGGGACAAAGCTTTCTTTTCGCCTATGTCGGATTCAATCGGGATGCCTAGCGCCGATGCTTTCACAACCCCTGCACACTATGCTTCAACCCTAGCTCATGAGCTTGTGCATTGGACTGGTCACGAATCCCGCCTAGCTCGCACGTTCGGCAAGCGCTTTGGTGATGACGCCTATGCTTTCGAAGAATTGGTTGCTGAAATCGGTTCGGCTTTCGTTTGCGCCACAACAGGCATTGCGCTGGATGGGTTGCAGCACGCTGACTATGTCGCATCGTGGCTTAAGGTTTTGAAAGCGGACAAGCGCGCAATCTTTACCGCATCAAGCCAAGCCAAGAAAGCGGCGGAATATCTGACAGCCCAAGAGGAAGCGGACGAAATGGCGATTGCCGCCTAACCTAACAGGGGCGGCAATGCCGCCCCTTATTTATAAAGGATATATTACCATGACTGACACAACCTACATTTTACAGCTTCCATATCTTAACGATAGCGGCAGCCCTATATGCGTCCAGATTAAAGGCCACAACGCACGTTCATTGTGCGACAGGGGAACGCATCGCATCCTTGATAATGGTGACGGGTATTTCGTTGTTACGCCTATCATACCAGCCGAAACAAACGTCACGTTTCAGATAGGCCAGCCAGCCTATTGACCTAACAGGGGCGGCGCTGCCGCCCCTTATATAAGGGATTGAACCTATGATTACCGAAATCGGCAAAGCCCACCTTGAAGTATACCGCGCAGCGGCAACGGACGAAATGCGTAACCAGATTCGCGCCATTGCCATTGGTTGCCTTTTACGCGCTCACGATGAGGGCGGGGACGTTTACCATTATCTGGATATGGAAAGATTCCAGTCAAACGATTTGGACGCCTAACCAAACAGGGCGGGGCTTCGGCCCCGCTCACCCCTAAGCTTACTATCATCTCTATGGCTTCAGACGCTTGGCGTCTGGGGCGTTTCGGCGTGCCTAATAATCACTCGCGTGATTATCAGATATGGGTTTTCGCGTCAACGTAATATTTTCGGTGCTTTGTAATTTTTGTTGTAAGGTTTTTAAGCTGCTTTGTAATGTTTTTTTTGGCAGTTTTCTGCGCTTTGTAATAATGTAAGGTTTTTTTTTGGGTTATATATTTTCTAGACAGTCAGAACGAGGCCGCTCGCTGATTACAACCTTCCGTAATAAATCCAAACCTGCCTTTATATATAATCTAAAAATTTTTATAACATTATTACATTACGCCATTTTATCACATTCAAACCCGCAGAAATCCGAGGTTTTGGTTTTGTAATATCTTTTGTAATAAATCAGGTTTTCAAAGCTTACATTATAACAATCCCGCGCCCCAAAAAGCTAACAAATCGACACAAAATGCACCGAGGCGAAAAAAAGTTTCGATTAGGGGTTGACAATGTCAAGCCGAGGGTTCAGAGGGGTTAGGCCAAGCAGGAACGCATGGCAGACATTTAGGAGTAAATGACATGGCACGGACAATCGAAGTTACCATTTACAAGTTTGACGAACTTGACGCTGCAATCCAGCAACGAGTCATTGAACGCTGGCGCGAGGGCGACCAATTCTTTTGGGGGGATGAATGGCGCGATAGCCTGAACGCCTTTGCAAAGATTGCACCTATCAAGGTTCGTGATTGGTCTGTTGGTTACGGCGATACATATGTCACTTTCGACATGGACGAGGACATTGCCGACCTATCTGGTGGCGAGGCTCATGCTTGGCTTATCCAAGAAGGCTGGGCAAAGTTAGCGGCAGGGCAGGATTGCCCCTTTACCGGATATTGCGGTGACGAGAACCTATTAGACGCAATCCGCACGGCGACTAACAACCCTGCATCTGATTGCCCACCATTGCGCGACATATTTAAAGAAGCACTGGACGGCTGGGCTGAGGGTTTCGAAGCAGACCTAGACTATTGGCATAGCGAGGAAGCAGTGCGCGAGGACATAGAAGCCAACGGCTACGAGTTTAACGCCAACGGCACACTAGCATAAGGAGCAAACGAAATGACAGACACAACTTACAACGGCTGGCGCAATGCAGCGACATGGACAGTAAACCTTTGGTTCGGTGACCTTTGGGCAGAGATGGCAGAAGAGAATGATATCATCACCGCCGACTACCGCGATATGGTCGAGGAATATGTTTACGACCTGATAGGCAAGGACAGCACCACCGCAGGGTTCATCTGGGATATGCTTGACCTGAACAGCGTCGATTGGGACGCGCTGGCAGCCCACCAAACAAACGAGGAGCAAACTAATGCGTAAATATCCTAATTATATAACCTTCGCATGGCAGCGTTGCGGGGACGATTGCGACTATGAAATTGTCGGGACGCTGAACGGCGAGACAATCGACGAGGACGCCGTTTGGAATTATCTGGTCGAGCAGACGCTAGCGGCGCTGCGCCTATCAGAACATGACGTGCAAGCATACCATCGCGAGGACGTTTACAGCGTCTTAGAACATGACGGCACGGACTGGGAACCTATCAAGGTAGGAGCAAACTAATGACCGATAACACTTATCATGGCTGGACAAACTACGAGACTTGGATGGTTGGCCTTTGGTTTAACGATGGTTTCGACAAGCATAGCGCCAGCGAATTGGAGGCTGACGACTATCGGGATTGGGTATGGAATTACTTAGAGGACAACACGGAGCTAACGGGTTTTGTGGCTGACGTTGTGATGGGCTTCTTGGCTTCCGTAAACTGGGCGGAATTGGCTGACCATATGCGGGACGAATACAAACCAGAAGGCCCGTATCCCGAAGAATTGTGCCGCAATGGTGCGGCGATAGCTGAATGTGAATGTTGTTAAGGAGGAAGACGATGACAAACAAAGAGAGAACAACGTTGCAAGAAATCTATTTTGACCTGTGCGACCTAATCGACAGCGGCGAAGTGGACGACATAGTAATTAGCGAACCTGCGGAGTTTGAAACGCTACGCGAGTTTCTGGTGGAGCAGCGCAATAAGTTACTGCCTTACACGGCATATGAAGGGAACGCATGATGAATATTCAAACGCAAGCGATGCGCGCACTTGACCTGCTGGAGAGCAGCAACGTGATGCAGGAGTTTCCAGATGCTATCTGGATTGAGGTAGACCGCGACCTATGGGAAGCTTTTATTAGCGACGAGGAGAAAGACGCATGAGAGACGATATTTTTAGAACAGTGCGTGAGCTACTGGTGAACCGCGACGAGGTGCTGATGAGCAACGCGGTAGGCATAGACGGCCAGCTATACGAGGACAGCGTTGAGAACCTAACGGCAATCTTGGCGATGGAGCAGGACTATAAGGATATGTTGCAAGCGTTACATGACGTTGACGCTTACCTTGCACCTGAAGGCGACGAAGAGGACGTTTATATTTACGCCCGTGCAATCGTCAAAAGGGCAATCGCCAAAGCAAACTTTTATAAGGCGACCGCTGTGGTGGACAAGATAGAAGCAGAAGACGCGAGAGGGGTATGGGCAGCATGATGGCAACTATCATTCACGCTCTAACGGAAATATTCTTCATTTCTGTGGGCATTTTCGCAATCTGGGCAATCCACGCGACCATTAAAGGGAGGACATGATGGCAGACGCAACACACACGCAAGGCCCTTGGCCTGACTTGTTGGCGGCTAGCGAGGCATTTATTTCCGAATTAGATAGCGGCAGCGATTTTACGGCTTGGGAAAAAGCAAAGGCCAATTTGCGCGAGGCCATAGCCAAAGCGAAGGGAGCATAACGTGCAAATCAACTTAGAGCGGCGTGACAACGAGACGAGGCGATGGGACACTGTGGCAACCTTCGAGTTTGGCAGCCATGCGATGGAAGCAGCCAGAGCATTGAGCGAAGCTGACGGATGGGAATGGCGCGTGGTGGACACCCGCTGGGCCGACCCGCAGGTTATTATATATAAGGAAGGGATAGCAACATGAGACTGACACGAGACAGCGAAACGGACGAGGTGCGGGACGCACTGATTGAGCAGGACATGGAGAGCCTGACAGCAGAGGAAATTGGCGACATAGCCATAGCTCGCTGGCAGCAATTTGAACCGCTAATCCGGCAGTATGTGGAAGACCAATGGAAGGACGGCCATGACGTTTGGCTGGAAGCCGAAGACCGAGGATTTTTTGAAGATTACGGAGATTACTGATGAAGACGGAGATTACAGTTAGCCAAGCGGCAGCAGCCGCAGCCTATGGCCTACTCTTTGAGTATATAAAGGAAGGCGGCGAAGGCCATGACGAGGAGGGCATCTTGGAGTTTATGGACGCACTAGGGGAAGCCGACCGGATTGTCATT